AGCATAAGTGGCGCTCAACAAATCAACAGCTTGGTGTCGAATGATGGCGCCTTTTGGGTTGTCCCTGATCGCTCTAGCGTAACTAAGTTCAATGTCCTTAGTCAGACCGATGTTAGAGTAATCAAATGTAACTTCTCCTGTCCAATCTTTCTCACTAGATTGAACCTTGTGAGATTCCCAGAAATTAATTATGGTTTCTCCTTGAGAGTAAACATCAAAGAGTGCTCTGGTTATGATTGGCATGGCGTACGTTGAGTAGGAATTGATGACGTCACTCAAGTACGCCTGTTGGGACTGGGCTAAAGTTTTGTTTTTGTAGAGTTTCATTAAATCCTGGGACGTGAGATGGGTTATGCCATATTTTGGGTTGGGCATCGGGGCCCATATGAGCTTATCGGCAAGGTCTCTTCCCCATCTGCCACGTAGGAAGGTAACATCCATGGGATTTTGAGTGATTCTAACGTATTTGGTGGTAAATCCCAGTTTAGCAAAGCCTGCCTGCACAAACTCTTCTGTGGGGGCTTTGTTTTCAGGTAATTGGGACAATACGTGGAGCATTATACAGTTAGTGGTTATGGTGTTGATTATAGTTGTGAAAGCTACTCCTGTAGCTAAACCTACATACCTAGATTTAACTTTTAAGTTGATGTCTCGGCCCAAACATTTAGCCCTAAAAGTAACCGGTCTGCCTAGAAGGTCGACCAAAAGATCAGAATCATCTTTTTTCATCCCTAAGTGTGATAAAATGCGCAAGGCTATATTTAGGGATGATGGTTGTTTTGGGTTTTGGGTGTCGAGAAGTTGACTGGCGTCGAATCTCTTTATGTCAGTTTCAACATACCATAATCCAGTCCGATTGTTTAAGGATGCAATATCGTCATCCCCTAAAGCGGCAGAGAATATGGTGTTGTTGCCTGACGTGCTCAATCTTTTCATGAGATTGTTTAGCATGCGAGAATCGGCTCCTATCATGAAAAACTGGGCAGCTATGTAGTTACCCAGTTCAAAGGTTCTAGGGGTGGTATTAGGCGACAGGTAAGCTTTGAGAATTTGCTTGATAACATTGGCTATGGCTCCGAAGTATACAGCCGCTTGATGACCGCAGGATATAATGGGGCGGGCACACGGTTCTTCAGAGAAGTGGAGAAGTTCTTGTTTAACAAATCCTTCTTTTCTTCTTTTAAGTTGCCCGGTGCTAAGAAATTCCTCCATAGCGTCTGTGTAGAGTATCCTTTTGTGTGGATCAGTAACGGTGGTGATATACGCTTCCATAGTTCTTCGGGTCACTAATATCGGCGGAAATTCTAAACCTCCGTAGATTGTACTCCAGTGGAGTGATCTCCAGAGGATCGCCCAGTGTTCTGATGTCGAGTGGAAGTTGGGTTGTTCCCGCAGATATCGATATATCATCGCTAAGGTAGTAAAGGCGTTCGTGGAAACGTATGAAAAAGGGGCCATTCCACCAGCTAGCTGTTGATAAACAGCAATTTCTTTTGGTGCTGGTGGGAATGAGCCAAGATTTCTTTCCATGAACCAGTCCAAGGTAGATCCTGCGATCCCAGAAACGAGGATGGTGCAAGTCCGGATAAGGTTCTTCTTCAAAAGGGTGTTGTACCAATCTATTCTCAAATCCTGGATTGGACCTGATAAGACTGATCGTGTTCTCAGAAAAAGGTCGGAGGCTTGTCTGGAATGGGCAAGGCGATATGCTGATTCTGGTTGTAATGTATAAGCAAGCCTCTCCTGTATCCACGTAGACATGGTGGATGTCAAGCGAATTAAGGTGGTTGGCAAGAGGAGAACCACATATAAAGCAACTATAAGAATGATTAATGATTTCGGTAGATTGCGGGTCAAATGTAGAATGACCGGTAAGCCCCATACAACATCTCCTAATGAATGCTTCCAGTCTTGAGTCCTGAATCTCGCCCACACAGACTGGAGGGTGGGGAGATGTCCGAAAAAACTCTCAGTTTCGAAATCTTGGCGTTGAGTTTGAAGTATTACGAATGACAGGGCACGGAAGATGATTTCTGTGTGCTCCTCGTACGGTAACAATGCCGTTTCGTCGAGTTGGCCAGCCACCTCATCTGCTATAAGAAGCAGTTTTATTTGCATGCGCACCGTACGCACGACATGGGGGTCGGTCAAGCTCGTAAGAGAGTTGTGATTTACGCTCTTGTTAACTAAGGAGCGATTGGCATGGACTGTATCCAATCCTAGGCTGGGAAAGGTTAGGAGATCTGGCTTCCTAATTGTGTATGGGGATGTATAACTGCTTGGTACGAATGAGTTGGACTCAACAAATGGTATAGGGAGTCTAAAGAAGCAAACTATAACACTGTTTGGGAGTATGATCTCGGTAATAGTCCAAGATATGTTTTTCTCCCTGTCGACTGTGCGATGCATGATGAAGTCCATTGGGGGGTGTGTGTAGCGCTCAAAGGGCTTTCTTTTGTTGAGCACGACATCAACCATCTCATTGTTTCCACACATTCGGCGTCTAAAAACGCCATCATAACCTTGGGGGCCGTATTCTCCTGGATGGAGATAACCAGACCACACAACCATACGTGACCACCTAAGGAATGTGTCTACCACAGATAGGTCAAAAGGACCATCATCCAATTGGTAGATGTCATTCATTAATATGAAGTCAAGTTGCCCATGAGTTTGGAAAAGACCATGCAAAGTGGCTTGGGCATTGGTGCTGTCAATAGGTCTCCTAATAATGTCTTTTGGGGTGACCGTTTGATTGAGGTGGACAGTGTCTATTCCTATGAATTTGGATATTTCATTGGACAATTTACTGCTGTATAGGTCAACTCCCATGATTCGATTTGGAGACCCTAGACGACCAGGGTTTTGGGTGTAATGTTGTAGGATAAAGAGATAGCTGTTCCACACTTTATGGTTTCTCATCATGTGATCCTTCGCGTGAAATAAAATTTCAGCATCAGCTAAACCTCTGATCTCATCTTTAGAAGCGCTTTTGGCGTTAATGGGGGCGAACAATTTTGCTCTAACCCCCTCTCGCACGGCTTCATCATAGAGATGAACTTGTGAGGTGTGTAGCTTAATTAAAGGATGGAAAGTCATCAGTTTATTGAGCTTTCTTTGAGGATAAGACTCCTCAGATTGAAGTTTGGAATCCGTTTTGGTAACTTTAGTTTTCTTATGCTTCGACTCACTCGCTGTAGAATCAGCGTAGGTAGTTAGTGAGTCTATCGCGTCATTGAAGCGTTTAAGGGCTCCATTGACACTGCGCTTTTCTTCCTCAGCAGGTTCGTCCGTCCTCGGAGGGGTGCGGGGTCGGAAAGGGACACTCGAAGGTGTAACATTATCGAAAGATGCGATAAGTTCGTCCATTTCTTGTAAGAATTCTGCATTGGAAACGGGGCGTTTAGACCCGTCTGCTATGGTTTGGTCAAAAGACATAGTATA